ATAGATCGAAGTAGTGTCTCCGCCAGACCCGCCGGCATCTACACAGTTGGTAGTGATGGCGTTCAGTCTCGGTGCAAGCCCCGTAAACTCTTCGGGAGTAACCGCGGCATTACCGTAAAGCAGCTTTCCGGCAATGGTTTTACCCATGCCGGCCACATGAGACATATCCTCATCACTTCTGAACTGCACAGGACTTGGAGCAGCTTTCGCCAATCTTACATCCACTTTTGAGTAGCTTTCCAGCATACCCACGACATCGACAATCGGAGTTGTCTTGGAGGCAGCCGGAGAAATACCCAGGTTAAGTTTTCTAAATGAGCCGGTAGGTTCCGCACTTCGGCGTACCGCCCGGTTCGTAAATGACTCATTCGCCTCAACCCACGGAATGTCTTCAAGGATGGCGTTCTTTTGCTGAAGTACCTCTGCTATCCTTGCGGCATTTCCCCGAGGGTCGATTCGAGCGGTCAGTTCCTTGATATTCAAGTTTGTTAATGTTTTTGTAGGCATGTTGACCCCTTATGTTTTTATGTATCCTCCATCGACGGATAACTCAGCCGAGGTTTACCGTCCGGTCCCCTCGGAACCTCGTCACTTGAAGGTTGGTCTTTCTTGATAAAAACGTCTTCAGAAGTCGCTACCCCTATTTTCCTAAACAACCTCATAACTGAGGGAATGTTAAGAAACCCGCTTGCGGCAAGTTCTTTCTCAATATCCTTACCGTCATCAAACGCCCCTAAAACCTTTCTCAGACCGCTTGACGCAAGTTCCCTGTTGGTTTCGTACTCACCGCCCCACCTTGTTTTCAAGGTTGCCTCACCATCAGCAATAGCCTTATTATGAGCTTTCTCGGCTTCTGTGTTGTACCTCTCAGCCCTCGCAAGATCAAAATCAACGATCTTATTGAAAGACTCCTGGGTCAGCCCTAACTCCCTGGCTAATACAGTAAAATCAGTCATTGCTTGCTCATCGGCCTGTATGCCTTCCGGTATTGTGGGTAGTTCGTACTGTTCTGGAATAACAGGTTGTGCCGACTTCATCTCAGCGAGTTCCCCCGCTAAAGTGACGTGCTTCACTGCCAGTCCGCTAACATCTTTAACGTCCTGAAAAATCTCATTCTCTCTGTGATCTTCCGGGATACTGTCAGCGAAAGTCGGCGGTGTGAACTCTGTATATTCCCCGTCGGTGTCACCCTTAATGAATAACTGTTCATCCGCCATTGTTAAATCTCCCTGTTAAGTCTTCGTTTAAAAATTCCTCATCTGGCAATTGTCTCAGATAGTTATCGAGTGCCATTTGTAATGGTGTAAATTTTGATCTATCTTCGTTATCATCCAGGTACACCCCTCTTGGAATAATGAGATCCCTCTTTAAAATTTTCCTCATGTCGTCTTCCTCAATAAAAAAAGCCCGGAAAGTCGCACAGAGCTATATTTGTCTGTACGTCTAACCGGGCTTAAAATAATCCGCTATTCGCGGGAGTTTAAGAATCCGTTGTTTAAGTAAGTCTTTTTCTTAATTCTACATCTCGAATACCACCTTGATTAAACTCAATTATCACTTTGCCGGTAAACCTGGACTTTACCCATTGCCAAAACAGTTCTATGAATTTAGACGGTTTCATTCTTTAGTGCGTCAACCTCATCATCAATTACCCTTTTTAGATAATTAGCCCTCTGAGCATGTACCCACAAGAACGTATCCGGGTCTGCTGAAGCTAAAGTATCCAATATCTTTTGACCGTAATCCTGAAATGCCGCGTTATAATAAGTCTTTGCATTGCCGGTGAACACGGAATCGTACATGAAAGTATTATCAAGCAAGTCCATCAGCACCCTTCGGCCATGTGGTGTCTTGAAAGTATCCTGCCAATCCTTGAATAAAGATAATCGATTATTTAACTCTGTCTTTATTCTCTTGTTTTCTTTGCCGTGGTCATCTTTCAGGAGGTCTGTTTTCATTCCTCACCTGCCAGATCACCTAATACAGTTCCTTTATCGGTACTTAATCCACCTACATCCTTTACGCCCTGGGCCACCGCCATTGCCATTTCCATCTGCTGGGCTTCCATAGCAGCCTTTGCCCTTGCTTCTCGAATAGCCTCAACAGTCTCATCAGACACTATCATCTTTGGAGGCACGCCGGTTGCATCGCCATACTCGTCAACCATTTCGTCAAAGTCCACCTTATCAAGCACGTCAGGATTCAATGATGCAGCGTTACCGACAAACCCAAGGAATGTTTCAACCGGTTGTAACCCGATCATTTTCTGGGTCTGAGCTAATAGTGAAGTATATTCAACCTTCATTCTCATTCCCTGTATTTCCTGGGGAGGTTCTTCAAGAGCACCGGTTCTTAATAGTATGTTAAACGTCCTCTTGTTCATGGGATTTAATAAGTCAGTGTGAAACCTCTCAAGAATAGGACTTAGTAATATAACCTTTTCTTCATGTCTTTCGGCCACCTCAGTCGCGGTCGGAGGTTGCAGCCCTGGTCTTGCGGCTATCATTTTCAATAAATCCACAAAATACCCCCGCCTTAACTGTTGCCTCACGTCTTCTATCTTCTCGCTTATTCCACTATAATCAAAGTCTATGTCGTACAGGGAAGAAATGCCCTTGCCGTCAGGATTCGGGTCAACATTCTGAGCAGCAGGAATTAAACTTAGCCTGCCCTTGAACTTTGATGGAACTCGCATTGGAGGATCTAAAGTCTTGTGCATAGCCTTGACTTGACCGATGTTCATCTCCTGAAGCATCTTGATATGACCAAGCACGTCCCTTGTAGGACTCTCACCATAAGGACTTTCGGTTGATGTCACGTCCCACCTCGGCACAAATACCGGAAATTCTTCATACCCTGATGTTGCGAGTTTCTTCTTGCCTTCCAGTCTTTCCCAATACACGGACTCAAAGGGCATATTAAGATTGTCTATCATGTCGTGCTTTGCGTCCCTGTTGGGCTGAACAGCATGACATACAGTGAAATACTTGTCTTTACCGTCGGGTTTCTCAAATGCCAGCTTTACCGAGTCGGTTACTTTGTCTATCCCGAATTGATTTACAATGTTGTTAGCAGTCATTTCATACTTTCTGTTAAATAAGTTAACCTCGCCTCTTGAATTAACAGCAAGGTAATTCACTCCGGTCGCGAATGTCTGGAACCTTATAAGGCTTTCATCGTCGTACTCTTCCATCATGGCACCAGTTCCAAAACCAATAGTCTCACGATACACGGTATGAAGACTTGAATATAAATTAGACCATGAATAAACATCTAATAAAATCTGTGTGACTTTGTGAAACCATTCCTTAACAGATGGAATGTCCATCATATCGCTGTCCTGAAGGGTCAGCCTTAACCAGGGTCTTGTCTTTGGAGTCATGCCGGTCAATAAAGCAGCAGCAAGGTCTTTCAGGTTAAACGTGGCCTCGGGATCAATCACATAAGAATGATCACGCTTAAAATTCACCTTCTGACCACGCCGATAAAACATACCCTTCCTTGGAAGCACGAACTTCTGAATGTCAAGCCAGTCCTGTTCGATGTCATAACGCGCATTCTCCAACGTCTTTAGCCGCTTCTGATATTTATGATCGTCTATGTTTCTCATTGTCCTAACAATATTTTCTTTTTTAACCACGGCTCACTTGTAAGCCCAAGACCACCAGTTACCATGGTCGACCTCCTGCCATGTGCGCGTCTTTGCATAGCCTTCTCTTTTTCCAGGGCTTCTTGTTTTTCGGCCTCGGTTGGGCCTGCTGGAACTGCCGGACCACCAGGTTTTCCTTTGTACTTTGGCGCTGAACCCATCTCTTAACCTCCAAATAAAGGATATTGTGTTTTTGCTGTTACGTTATAATTAGGCATTAGACTTATATCATCTCTAAGCGGCACCGCCTCCGCAAATGTCAAAACAAGAGCGTCAGCACAATCGGGAGACGCTAACCCGGCTTCCTTCATCTTATCTTTGGATAATAACTTGATTCTATCTCTTGGATCATAACTGTATGTAACTAAAGATAGTTCTGTTCTTAGGTTTATATCGTCAGGAATACATCCCCCGGCTTCTAACCATTTATTACATTGATCCCACATCTCAGCCCGCTTATTGAAATATCTTGAATCAGACG